CTTTGACAAGTTGCGACTTGGTCATGTCGCGGACCTGTTTATCATCAAGGGCATCCCTGATTTCTTTTTCGGTGGAAAGCATCCCTAAAGAGTCTAGCACAAACATACATGGTTTGCGATCTTCTGTTGGGGTTTTTAAGTATATATCTACCGCTTTCAAAGCTTTGGTTCTAAACTCTTCAATTGTAACAACATTGACAACAACCAGTCTGTTCAGATCAATACCCCGACTTGCGATAAGGTTCTTGTTAACAGCGGCTTCAGTGTCAAAATATAGGCAATAACCATCAGGATTAGAATCAAGGAAGTTCTTGACGACTGCCAAGCTGAAGAAAGTTTTGCCAGTGCTAGACTCCCCAGCAATGGCAGTAATCTTATTCCCAGATACACCACCAAATATACTACCTGAAACGAGTCCGTTAAAAATGTACGAACCCGTGTCCACATATTGTTCTGTGTCGTCGATGTCTGCTGCGAGTTTGGTATAGTCATCTCCAATCTCTTTTACAATGTCTTTAAGAAAATCCATTAAATTACAAATCCAAATTGTTCACGGGCAATCTTTTTATATGGTCCATCAGGATGTGTCTCCCTGATGTACATAATAGTATAAAGTTTTTGATATAAGTCAGATTGCGGGTCCAATGCCGCAACGATTGATCTTAGTTCATCGTCATCAATAGGTAAGTCCATCATCCAAAGAATAGTTCTAGGTTTACAACTTTCTCGACGTTCCACCCGATAGCGTCAAGGATTACCTTCACAGGTTCAAGGAAAGCTTTGTCAAATTGTAGGTCATAATCAATGTACCTGTCAACACCAATCTCATGTGGGAAATCAGAAATGAAAGATATAACGTTTTCCCTGATTGGGTTTGCCTTCTTCAGATATACGAACTTAATCTTTTCACCATTGTTGATGGTGGAATACTTATTGGTAAGTTCTTTTTCTTTAATGTAGTGATTATATAGAAGAGCACCACGCACATGAATTGGGCAACCCTTTCCATAGATTGTTGCGTGCGATTTGTGCTTTTTCACATCAGAGACTGTGCGAGGGAAAGCAATCTCTTCTGGTTTCATCTTCTTGAACTTTGCTCTGGCATCATCGATGAATTCGATGACATCATCTTCAGTTCCACGCATCATCAGTTTCAATGCGTCTTTAATCATTGTTCTGCATGGTGCAGGGGTCGATGATTTCACTGCTTCAATACCCATCATCTTCAGTTTGGGTTCTTCATAGCGAACACCTTCGCTATCCCACACATTCAAGATGTATCTTTTCTTTGCTGTCCAGATGCCACGTTCAGCGATGTTCTCCCGCTTCATCTGCATCTTTTGTTCATAAGCGTTTACATACGTCGCAAGATCTTGATAAGAGGATTCGATGAACGGTTCCAGTTTGTCCTCACAGATCTTGTTAAGGATTTCCACAAGTTTAGTCGGTTCATCAACATGACCACCGTAAAATTTATCAACAAGAGGTCCAAAATTAATATAGATTGAGTCAGTGTCGGATGCAATGACATAATCCACATTTTCTGTTTTTAACAGGGTATTTAGATACTCATTGACCCTGTTTTCAATCCAACGGATAGAAGTTTGCCCTGAAAGGGTGATTGCTTCAGCATTTGCTAACTTATAATATCGGAAATACTGATTACCGATAGCGCCATAAGCAGAGTTAAGAGCAATCTTCTTCGCCATTTGAATGTTGTTACATCTAGCGATTTCTTTTTCAAGTGCCACAGTAGGCGTCTTCTCATACTCCTGCTTGGCATTAAGCATTCGCTTCTTGAAGATAACTCGTTCGGCATACATCTTCTCCATCAGTTCAGGAAGAAATCCCTTCACGTCCTTACGGTACATAGCACCGTTGGCACACACGGCATAGTCCTTATACATCTCAAAGGTCAAGTCCTTGTTCAGAATCTTGTCCACTGTGACTGAAGGATGCTTTTCATCAATCAGTGTTTCAGGTGAAATGTTGTACTGCATCATCAGGTGTGGATACAGTGAGTTCAAGTCAAAGGATACCACCCAGTCATACACACCAGGCACAGGTTCTTTCACATAGGCACCAGCGTACTTGTCGCTTTTATCACTGCGGTTCCGCTGTGGAACAACAATGTTTCTTTTACGAAGATAGTTGTAAATGATAACGTCCCAGGTGCGGACTTGAAACATCACATCATTGTAGTTGACCTTAGCAGTGTATGCCATGGTCAACGCCAGTTCAATCAGTTTCATCTTGTCTTCCAGACGGTCAACAAGTTCCACGTCAACGATGTTGTAATCAACGAACTTCTTCCAGTTGCCACGATAGAAGTCACGGAACGTTTCAAATTCACTGTGGTCCAGTTTTTTCTGACCCAGTTCTACTTCAGCAATGTAGTCCAGACGATAGGACTCCTGTGCCTTGTAGGTGAACTTCTTATACAGTTCCAGATAGTCAAGTGTAGATACACCAAAGATATCAAAGACGTTGAACTTACGTCCAGAGATTTGAATCTCTTCGTGGTTTACGAAGTTCCAGGGCGAAAGAGAACGCATCTTCTTTTCACCCATGATGCGATTGATTCGTCCGCAGATGTACGGAATATCGTACAGTCTACAGTTCCAACCAGTCACCACATCAGGTGTATTGTTCTGCCACCAGAAAAGAAATGCCTCAAGCATAGACACTTCTTCAGGGTGATGATGGTAGGTTACGTTCTTCTGTGTAGGCACATAAGGCTTACGACCCCAAGTAATAATTTCCTTGGTGGTATAATCCTGAATCGTAATCGTCAGCATTTCTTCAGAACAGGATTCAGGATCTGGGAATCCTTGTTCTGCCTGAACCTCGATATCGATTGTTACCAGATGAATCTTCGTGATATCAAACTTGATTTCATCTTCAGGATATTTGTCCGCAATGTATTGGTACAGGAATCTATCCTGTCCATAAATCTGAAACCCATCAACCCCGTCATACTTCTTGAAGAAGTCGCGACATTCCCTCGCGTTGCCAGGTTTGATAGGTTCTACATTATCACCTTCAAGTGTTTTCCACTTGGTTTCTTTCTTTGACTTTACATAAAGTGTAGGTTGATACTCTTCTTTGAATGAAACACGCTTGCCGTCTTCGTATCCACGGAACAGAAAACTGTTACCAAGATTCTGAACGTTAGTATAAAACCTCACTTCAATAGACCTTCGTACTTGTCCTTTAGTTTACCAGTCGGATCTGCAATGGTCAAGATTTTATCAGAGTGCATCATGAATGTATTCTGATTAGTCAAGTCCACCAACCAGGGCGTCAAAGTAAGGTCGTCCTGGATAATGAATGGTTCAGTCAACTTACAATCAGGAGAACCAAGTTCCGAAGAAACTTCTTCAATCTGACTGATCAACGTAACTCCTGTAGTCAAAACAAGAACTTTGCTTTCCACTTCAGTCATTTACCTACACCATAGTCGGGTGCTTTCAATTCCAATTCGTAAATGGTCTTGTGAAGTTTAGCGATTGCTGCTTTTGCTTCAGGTGTCTCTTCCCAACTCCATTCTTCTTCGCGTCCCTTACTATCTTTCTTTACTTTCTTCGGCATACTTCCTCCATTTTAAAAGTATTATAGCATAAAAAAGGGGGGTGTCAAACTGGATTTTGCCAGTAGCACCCCTGCGGCGACGATACTTATTATATATTAGTCTTCTGAACCAAACCAAAGATGCTTCTGATACTTCTCAGGAACAATCTTTGTAAGGGTCACAGAAAGCAAACCATGCTCAAAGGTTACATCAGTTACTTCCGTGTCCTCAGACAGCGTCCAGGACCGTGTGAAGGACCTTTGGGCAAGTCCACGATGAATATAACGGGCATCACCCTTTTCATCTTTGTTGCCTACAACAGTCAGTTTACTATCCTGCGTGTAAACTTTAATTTCCTCATCTTTAAATCCAGCAAGTGCGACTTCTACTCTGAAGGTATTGTCATCTACATTAACCAAATTGTAAGGTGGGTAACTTGCTTGTGCTTCGTTTGTGAACAGGCGATTAAGATAGTGATCGACACCGATTGTATCTCTGGTGATCCTATCCATCAACTTGTCCAAGTCGGCAGCATTATACCTCTGGAT